GCATACATAAGCGTTTACATTACGGACAAAAACAAGAATTTAGAATGTTGGCAGAGATTTTTTCAGAAAATCCAGTGCCATATCCTTATTTTGTAGGTAATATTGCACCAGAAGTGATGCAACAAGACTTTGATGGTCGAGTTGATATTCTTCCAGTGAGTGATCCAAGCATTTTTTCTATGGCACAACGCTTATCTTTGGCTCAAACACAGTTACAAATGGCACAACAAGCTCCACAAATTCATAATCAGTACGAAGCTTTTAGGAGAATGTACGATGCACTCGATATTAAAAATATTGAGGCGATTTTACCTCCTCCACAGCCACCACAACCTATAGATCCAGCGTCAGAAAACGCTAATTCTATTAAGGCAGCGCCACTTCAAGTGTTTCCAGATCAAGATCATGAGGCACATGTCCGTGCTCATGTGGCATTTTTGGCAACTCCAGCGTCACAAGTTAATCCACAAGGATTTGCATTGCTTCAAGCACATGTTCAAGAGCATGTTGGACTGATGGCAAGAGATCAAGTGACTAAATTCTTCCAAATTTCTGCTCAAGAGGCTCAACAAAGAGGTGAAATGGTTCCTCAAATTGATCCAGCAGCGATTGAAGCAGCGATTGCACAACAAATTGGTGAAATATTGAATGAAGTTATGCCTTCATTACAACCACAACAACAAGTTGACCCACTTGTAGCAATTAGACAACAAGAATTAGAGAATGATACGGCTGAAATACAAAGAAAAGTCGCAAATGATCAAATGAACTTCCAAATTGACCAAGCAAAACTAAAACAAGCGTTTGATTTGGCACAACAAAGGTCTGGATTACAAGAAAAAATAGCAGAAGATCGTAACGATGTTAATATTTATCGTATTAACACACAAGCCGCATTGAGGAAGTAATGGATCCTGCATCAATTGGTCTAGCCATAACAGCAGCTTCAAAAGCTTTTGGAGCTATCAAAAAAGGTTTCGCCATGGGTCGTGAAATTGAGGCTATGGGTGGGGATTTAAGTCGTTGGATGTCTGCAATCAGTGATATTGATAATGCCGAGAAGACCACGAAGAATCCTTCGGCACTTCAAAAGCTATTTAAAGGCAAAGAATTAGAGGCATCAGCAATAGAAGCGTTTACTGCAAAGAAAAAGTTAGAGGCACAACGACAAGAGCTTAAATCTTTTATAAATTTTCACTATGGAGCTAATTCATGGAATGAAATCTTACGAATGGAAGCAGAAATCCGTAAAAAACGTAAAGAAGAAGTCTACGCCAGACAAGAATTAATAAGAAAGATCTGGGAATACATAGGTTGGTTTGTTTTATTCTGCACAGTTATAGGTTTTATTATTTTTCTTGCATGGTTATATAAACAAAAGAGAGGTTAATATGGATGGTGGAATGATACTTGATGCTTGGAATAATCTAGGCTGGATAGATGGTATTTTATTTACTTTTTGGTTATTTATCTTATATTATGGTAAATGTTGGATAGATGAAAGGTTTAAAAAATGATAAAATGGTTATTAAATGTACTTAAGGGAAAGCATGGAGATTTGTCAAAGCACAGACTTCATACAACTAAGTACGAAGACTTATGTATGTAGGGTGATATGTTACAGTTCTTAGGGCCTATAGCTAATTTAGCTGGAACATGGCTAGAAAACAAAGTAGAAAAAACAAAAGCAGACGGTAAAGCCAAAGTCGAAGAAGCCAAAGCTCGTGCAACAGTTGCAAAAAAAGTAGCAGCTGGAGAAGTTGAGTGGGAAGGCAAAATGGCAGAGGCTACAGACAATAGCTGGAAAGACGAATTTGCTTTAGTTGTACTTTTAACCCCAGCCGTTCTAGTTTTTATTCCTGGTATGAGAGATCATGTTAATGAAGGATTTGCAGTATTATCTACTCTACCAGACTGGTATCAGTATTTATTATTTATTGCAATATCAGCATCGTTTGGAATAAAGGGTGTTGGTCAAGCAGCTAAAATGTTGAGGAAAAAATAATGACAAAAATAGTAGAAACAAATTTTGGAACATTAGTAGACGCTAAAAGAATAGCAAAAGGTTCTGCTTCACCTGTTACAAAGAAAGGTGCTTTCTTTGTGTTTTCACTTAGAGTTGAAAATGATGATGTAAGAGAATATTCTTTTACAGATAGAACAAGAGCAGAGAAGATGAGACAAATATTAATTAGTCATCTAGAACAAAAGATACAAAGACGAAAAGTTAGTGGCTAGTAGAGATCCAAAAGTTGGAACAGGTAAAAAACCTAAAGGTTCGGGCAGAAGATTATATACGGATGAAAACCCTAAAGACACGGTTAGTATCAAATTTGCTACGGAGGCGGATGCCAGAGCAACTGTTGCCAAGGTTAAAAAAATCAATAAACCTTTTGCGAGAAAGATACAAATACTTACAGTCGGTGAGCAAAGAGCAAAGGTAATGGGAAAAACTAAAATTGCACAAATTTTTAAAAAAGGTAAAGAACAAATAAGGAGGGCAAGAGGATGACAAGAATAAGCCAGTTTGCAAATGATATGGGAATGTCATATAATCAAGCTAAGAATTTAGTTAACAAAGGAAGAAAACTCAAAGACGGAGGATCTTCTATATTGGAGAATACAATGAACAAAGCAAAACCGATCAAAGCAAAAAATGGTCTGTCATATAATGAGATGTTCCCTCCTATTTCAAAAGAGGAATTTGATCAACTTAATCCAAAAAGTTCTATTGATAAATTAAATGAACTTAGTGATAAAAAGAGAAAACAAAGAACGAAAAATAGAAAAGAGAAAGTTCCAGATCGTGTAAAAGGAATAAAGGATAAAGGAGATGTCCCAGTGAAAACAATCAAAGCAAAAAGTGGTAAATCTGCAAATTTTCCAGATTTAACAGGTGATGGTAAAGTCACTCAAGCTGATATTTTAAAAGGCAGAGGAGTTTTTAAAATGGGTGGCACACTAAACTACAGAGATGGTGGTCAGTTTAGAGGTTGTGGTGCTCAAGTAAAAGGCAAGAAGTTTAAAGGAATATTTTAGTGGCTGTTGGAGATAGCATAGGTTTCGAAGACGATGATGCGTATGGACCTAGTCCAGACGCAGCAGGATACAATGATTATTCAAGCTATACAGAGGCTGCTTCTGGTCAAGATTTTAGTCCAGATTCTTTTCTTTCTGATTCCATGCAAGAGGCAATGCAGTCTGGTTTAGGTGCATCTGCAATTGGATTAGGAATGAGTCAAGCTGAATTTAATGCGGCTACAGGAAGAACAGCAACAAATCCTTTTCCTAATTCTTTTTTCTCTCAATTACTTGGACCAGAAAGAGTAGACTATACAGGTATAGTTGATGTAGCTGATCAAAACAGAAGAGATTTAGAGAGATACAATAATCCTATAGACAATGAAGGAAATATAAGAGGCTCGGTGGGCGATGATACAGCTTTTGGTAAAATAACTGAAATAGATAAACGTATGTCTCCAACTGAAACATTAATGAGAACTGGTGTTGGTTCGCTGATGCCTGGGCCAGTAGGACTTATATTAAGTCAACTAGGAACATCACAAAAAGCAATTCAACCTATGGCAGGTATTCAAGTTCCTACAGGACAAGTGGGTCAAGGGTTTAACTATGACCCTAAACTAGATCCAAGAAATCCAGAATATGAGGGTCCAACAAGTTTCTTAGGTAAAATGGGAAGAGGGCTTGAAAGATTAATGTTCGGTGGTGCACAACCCGTGAGAGAAGGAATTGGTGCTCTTCAGAACGTATTAAATTAATATGAAAGTCACAGATTTTTTATATAATTACAAAAAAGCCTTGAATACTCGTATTGAAGATATTAGTATCTCTTTAACAAGTGGAAATGCTTCTGACATGGAGGCATATAAGGCAATGGTAGGTGAAATACAGGGTCTAACCTACGCATTGGAACAATTAAGAACCCTGCTGGAGCGAACAGACGATGACCTTAATAGTACCTGAGTATGTATTAAAACAAAGACAAGCTAAAGAAAAAGCTGAAAAAGAAGCAAAAGATAAATCCCTAACAGAAAGAGTACCACAACCCACTGGATGGCGTATACTTGTTATGCCTTATATGGGTAAAGAAAAAACTGAAGGTGGTGTGTATGTTCCAGATCCAGCTAGGGAAAGAGAAGCAAGAGCAACTGTTGTGGCATATGTTGTAAAAATGGGGCCTCTTGCCTATAAAGATATTGACAAATTTGGAGAAGGGGAACCTTGGTGTAAAGAAGGCGACTGGGTGTGTATTGGTCGTTACGCTGGGTCAAGATTCCAAATAGAGGGTGGAGAAGTGCGTATCATCAATGACGATGAAGTCATTGCAACCATTGTCGATCCCGACGACATCAAATCATACGGAGCTTAAGTATGCAAGATGCAGAAGTTAAAGAACAAGAGCCAGAAGAACAAGGCGAAGAAATAGAAGTAGTAGAGGAGCAACAAGAAGATGAAAAAGTTGATACCAAAACTACTAATCAAGAAGAAAAAGAGAACACTACAGATGATCAAGACTTGTCTGAGTATAGTGAATCTGTCAAGAAACGTATTAGCAAGCTTACAAATAGATTTAGAGAAGAAGAAAGGCAGAAACAAACTGCTCTTGAATATGCTGAGTCTATTAAAAAGCAAAACGAAGAACTAAAAGCAAAGCTAGATAAATTAGACACTACTTATGTAGGAGAGTTTGATAACAGAGTAAGTGCACAAGCTCAAGCTGCAAAAGAAGCGTATAAAAAAGCACTCGAAGCTGGAGATGCAGATGCCTTATATGAAGCACAACAAAATATATCTAGAGTTGCTATGGAAGAGCAAAAGCTTAAAGATTTAAAGGCTAGTAAAGAAGAGGTAAAAGCTCAAACAAATGGAGCAACACCTCCTCCTAGTCCACCACCTTCAGCACCTCCTCCACAAAAACCAGACCCAAGAGCAGAGCAATGGGCTCAAGATAATGAATGGTTTGGAAAGGATCAAACGATGACTTATGCCGCTTTTGGCATACATAAGTCATTAATTGAGGAAGAGGGTATTGATCCAAATACTGAAGAGTATTATACTGAACTTGATAATAGGATTAAAACGGAATTTCCACATAAATTTGGAGAAACCAAAAAATCCTCTGGCCCCAGAGTCGCCTCTGCTGGAGCCACTGCCTCTAAGGCAGGATCATCAAAGGGACGCAGAACAGTCAAATTGACTCCATCGCAAATTGCGATAGCAAAAAGATTGGGTGTTCCGTTAGAAGAATATGCAAAGCATGTAAAGGAGTAAATTATGGCTATTGATAGAACAACACGAGAAACTAAAAGTCGTGCAAATACTACAAGGAGACAACCTTGGCAACCTCCAGCTAAGTTGGATGCACCTCCAGCTCCAGATGGATTTGAACATAGATGGATCAGAACAACCATTCGTGGTGAAGATGATAAATCAAATGTTTTTTCCAGAATGAGAGAAGGATGGGAACCAGTTAGGGCAGACGAATATGGCCCCGAAGCTGATAAGTATCCAGTCATAGAGGAAGGTAAAAACAAAGGAATTATTGGTGTCGGTGGTTTAATGTTGGCACGAATACCCACAGAAACGGTCAAAGAGAGAACTGAATATTTCCGGGATCAGACCCGCAACCAACTAAAAGCCGTGGATGAAAACTTGATGAGGGAGCAACATCCCTCGATGCCTATCAGCGTAGATAGGCAAAGTCGTGTAACTTTCGGAGGGAAGAAACCTTCCGAGTAATTATAAGGAGCAATAAATGGCTAATATAAACGTAGCTTTTGGTCTAAAACCAGTTGGAAAACATGGTTCTAGTCCAGCGACTCAAGGTACGAGTCAATACTTTATTGCAAGTAATGCTTCCGCGATTTTTCAAGGTTCACCAGTTAGAGCAGAATTGTCTGGTGGAACTATTCAGATCGCTACAGCTACTTGTGATACAGTTCAGCTATTAGGTGTATTCGCAGGCTGTGAGTATGTGGATGCAACTACTGGCAAGTTAAAGTTTAGTAATACTTGGCCCGGTTCGGGATCAGCTAATACTGACTTTGATATTAAAGGGTTTGTGTATGACGATCCGTCACAGAGATTTATTATCGCAAGTGATGGAACAAACACTGACAGAGCAACTGCTAAAGCGGACATTTTTGGTGTATTCCCATTAGCTAGTGGAACAAGCGGTAATACCACAACTGGTATTTCTACTGCTGTGATAGATATATCTGAGAAAGCAGATACAGATCCATCTCTTCCACTAATGGTTTTAGGGATCAACGAGGATGTAACTAATGCTGACCACAGTGCTGGTGGTGTTTCATACATAGTTAAAATCAACAATCATGCGTTAAACGGAGCTGACGTTGACGCTGCTATATCCTAAGGAGGGTGTAATATGGCTATTTCAAGAGCACAACTCGCCAAAGAATTAGAGCCTGGCTTAAATGCCCTCTTTGGTATGGAGTATAATAGGTATGAAGGACAACATGCTGAAATCTACGATACCGAGTCATCAGACAGAGCATTCGAAGAAGAAGTAATGTTGAGTGGTTTCGGAGCAGCACCTACTAAGCAAGAAGGTTCTGGTGTCACATTTGATGATGCAAACGAAGCTTACACTTCAAGATATAACCATGAGACTGTAGCAATGGCTTTCTCAATAACAGAAGAAGCTGTAGA